TCTAGTTCTTTAACTAGTTGCGATCGTGATATTGCCATAGTCTATATGCTCCTATTAATTGTGGCCGTTGAACGAATTAAGATTCGATACAACAACTACAGATGCAAAAGCTGCAGTAGCATCCTCATTTTCAGGATCCTCTGCAGATCTTAATAATCTGAATTGTTTACCGTTAGCTGAAGTCGTTCCAATGTCTAAAGTCGCTGACGATTTACCAGTGGTATCACTACCTGCTGATGTGTTCATGTCATACGTTTCTAACATTGTTGTTACTCCAGTTGCATCATCCGCACCAACCACGTATTGCTGGAATGGATCGTCTATTACAAAGGCTGTTGTGTCTTCACTGTTAGCCGGTGTGATAGTTGCTTTGTAGAAGTTCGAGAATGTCGGCTTCAAAGTTGTCGCCGCATTAAAGAAGATTCCGTTCAAAACACCTATGATATCTGCAGCAGAACCGTTTCCGCCTACTACATAACCGCTAGATTTTTTAACACATTCACCATTGTAAATAGTTGTGCTGTGGCCAGCATCGATTTTGTATTTTCCCTGACCTTGGATTGAGGCTCCACCGCCTAATCTTCCAGCTGGGATAAGTCCAAAACCTTGTGTGTTTCTGTTTGCCATAGTTTTATCCTATTCCAATTAGTTGTTAACGTTAATTCGATGATTGTAAGAATCGTTAAAAAATTAACTTTTCTTTGTACCACCGAAGGTTACACGAGATTGCCTTTCAACATTGATAGGCATCCTCTGATCCTGCTCCCTCATAAGATCGTTTTCTACGGCTTCGTTTCTTTGTTTATGACGATTAGTCATGAACTCTTGACGTTGCTTCGCGATCTCGATTGGTACCTTCGCAAGAAGAAGGCCTCCAACTCCAACGACTCCCTTGTATTTCCCGTCTTCGAGAACCGGATAATCACCAGCATTTTCGATTTCTTCTGATCTTACAAGTTCATAACCTTCTCTTAATCTTCCAGCTACGTTCTTGGTATCTTGAAAACCGACGCTCTCTGCTCTTATCCATCTGTACCTGAAACCATCAGGCGCAGGGGGTGCATCTAAAGCTGACGGATGGACCCAAACTTTTGGTCTTTCAGATTTTGACCTAGTTTGACTCGCACGAGATTTATTTTTTTCGTTTTCCATATTACGCTCCTCCCGTGTGTTTTAGTTGTTTTGCGTACTCTTCGAGTGGCACACCTAATTTTTTAGCGATTGCTACCTGTGACGATGTGAGTTTCACAGTTTTGCGACCTGGTTTGACGCTTCTTTTCGCAGAAGCAACCGTCTGAACGGGTTCAGTCGTTTGTTTAACATCTGTTTTAGCAAATTTATGCGGAAAGTCAACACGGATTCTTTTATCTATTTCTGCATAATATTCATCAGACTTAGGATCATAACCTTCTTTATCAACTAAATCTTTATGAATTTCGAACGCTGTATATGTCATGGCTCTATCTTGTCCAAACCATGTGTTCTTTGATGCCCAAGCTTCGGCCACTGGATCGCTAGGTTCAGCTTGTGCGGTTGGTTGTTCAGGAGCTCTAACTTCTGAAGGTTTTGATACCACACTTTCTCTTGCATCTTTTGTCTGCTGTAATTTAGCATTCTCAAATGAAAGAGTTGCAATCCTTTTGTTTGCCTCTACTTGTGCTTTTGCATCACCAGCATCAATAGCTGCAGCAAGTTCTTTTTGTGCTGCCTCTAATCCTGTGGCTATACTAGCTTCAAACTTTTTAATGTAATCAGCATCAGTTTTTTCAAACCTTGTTTCCAAAGCTTTTCTTTTTTCTTCAACCGATTTAGCATACTCAGTGGCTGCATCTCTCTGTCTTTCAGCCTCACGCATTTTACGTGTAAGTTTTGCTATCCTTGATTGAACACCTTTGCTGTACTCTTCAAGTTTGTCGTCTTCTTTTTTTGTTTCTTCTTTTACTTCTTCTTGTTTCTCTTCACTTTGTTCTTTATTGTTCTCGTCAGTTCGAACATCCAACTGCTCATCAGATTTCTCAGATGTATCATTGGACTTAGAACTGTCTTCAACAGTTGTTTCATGTTGCTCCTTTTCTTCTAGATTAATCTCTGCTCCTTCACCTGAAGTATCAAGATCAACCATTTTTTCTTCTTTAGGCATAGTTTACTCCTTCTATGTTAATATTCATGCAAGATATCCTCTGGATTCTTGATGGTTGCTAAAACTTCGTCATCGTTTAGCAGACGTATCTCTCCTCCCTCTATTTTTATTCTTGAGCCAGCATAACGGGCAAACATTACCCATTCCCCTTCCTTGCACCAAGGACCGTCAGGATATCTCTCCTTGTCCTTGTAGCAGTCTGGACCCATTCTTAAAACTAAACCACATTGCGACGCAACTTGTTGTCTCTCTAAGGTTGTTTCAGCCATATACAGGCCTCCTTTAGTTTTCTCTTTCATTTTGAAAGGTAAAACTAACATCCTCCAACCAGTTGGTTGTGGTAGTTTTTCTGAATCTTCTTTTGTTAGATCTTTTTCTTTTTTGAGTCCTACCAATTCTTTATTCGGTAGCTTTATCTTCGATGTTGATGACTGTTCCATGTTGCTCCTTATCTTCTAGCAGGTTAGAGAGTTCCTGTTTAGTTGCCTCTAGGGCTGTTATTTGTCCTATTATATAGTTATATTTTGTCATGCTGTCAATACCACCAGACGTTACAGCAACAGATAACTCCTCTGTTCGTCTTTGTATATATCTAAGCAGTCGATTTATTACGGTTTCTAATTGCATTTTTACCTTTCTTTGCTATCTGCACGACTTCATTCTTACCCATAACTTTTGCTCTTTGCTCCATCACTGTGAGTATCTGTATCTTTCGTGCAAATGGTTTGTTTACTCTTTTTACTTTTGCAACAGTTGCTCTTGCATCTGCAGGTGTTGCAAATTTTATTTTAACTGTATCTCTTGGATTTTCATCCGTATACAATCTTCTGTCTGAGCCTTTTGGTTTTTTACCTGTGCCTACTTTAGGATCTTTTCTTGCCACCGATAACTCCCTTTAGCGCTTTAGCTTGACCAGCATGTAATTTAGAAGCTTTCTTTAAGCCTTTAATTACTTTTTTAATTGTTTTCTTTTTCTTTAACATTTCCATCTCCTTCTTGCCTGACGTAGACGTGAGTTTGGATCTTTTGCTGCTTTAGGGAATTTTTTCATTTGTCCTAGTGATCTTGCGCAGTATGATTTTCTGCGATTAGCAGCTTTTGATCCTGGTTTCACTTTTCCAGTCACGGCTGTTTTTAGTTTAGAACCGGGATTTTTTCTTCTATAGGCAGCGACACCGGCTCGTGTCATACCTGCTCCAGACTTTGTAGGTCTGAAATTCTTTTTATTTCTTGCGGGCATTTTATCTTGTCTTCTCACTATCTTGCCCCCATTCTTTTACCCATAAATCCGCCCATCATAGCTTTCTTTCTTTTTGCAAATGTTGCTGCTCTTGATGGTGTTGGACCTGTATTAGCTTTAGCTTGTTTTCTTGCTACGGCACCCGCACGTTGCCCTTTGGACATCGCTCTTGCTTTTGCAATGGGCACGCATTTTGGATAATTTTTTCTTTTTTCTCCACCACTTCGACCACATTTCGGGTATGAGCCATCCGATCGCTTGTTTGCAATATCTACCCAGTTCTCCTTTACCCATGATCTTAATCCTTTTTTAGCCATTACGAATTCTTTCCGTATGCTCTCCCTTTACCTTTTGTGGCAAGTTTACATACAGCTCCTCCACTTCTAAATTTTTTTGGATTGTTTTTAAAAAACTCTTCAATTTTTTTACCAGCTTCTTTTAATTTTTTCTTCTCTGTGCCAGGTAAATCTCTTGGATTTCTATAATCTGGCATTTTACCTAAATCATCAGTAGATTTATAAGGGCTACCTTTTTTCCCCTTTATAATCTTCATGATTTTTTCTGTGATCTTAGGACTTTTTGTGATGCTGGCCATTACGAATTTTTTCCGTAAGCTTTACCTTTTCCTTTTGTGGCAAGTTTACAGACTCTGCCTCCGCTTCTAAAAGATCCTTCAGTCTCAGTTCTTTTTTTTGAAAGACGAGTTTGTGCACGATCTATAAATTTTTTAGCACTTTTTTTAAGTTCTTTTTCACTTTTATTCTTACCTGTTCTAAAAATTTTAGACATAATAGGAAACTCTTTTTTAGTTTTTTCTATATCTCTTTTTTCTATATCTGCAAATGTTTTAATATCAGAGTGATCTTTTGGTGTATCTACTGGTATTACTTTATTTTTTTTAGTCATTATACTTGTCCACCTTTTAAATATTTCATTCTAGTCATATTAATAACTCCGCCACCCATTTTTTTAGTTCTGCCTTTTTTACCACCGGGTGTAATTTTACCTGAGCATACACCTGATGCGTACATGTTTGCGTACGCGGATGGGTAAACTTTGAATTTACGCTTCGCTGCGGCTTTACCTTTAGGACAAAGTTTTGCCATTAGATAACCTTTTTGTTTTTATTTCTGTTTCTTAATTTAGCGAAATCAGGTTTATCAATTTTTCTTGGGTCACCTGCTAATCTAGCTATCTTCTTTTGTTTCTCAGATAATTTTTTAGTTGGTGTAGATTTAATATCCATAGCTGGTACACCAGATCTACCTGTTCCTTTTTTGTATCCTATTCTACCACCTTTTCTTTTTTTCTCTCGTAGAAATTCTTTTGTCTCTTTACCAACCATTTCTTTTTTCTTATCTGCTCTTATTTTTGTCATTTGATCGTCGGTTATGTTACGTTTAGGGTTTTCAGATTTAAAATCCTTAATACCTTTATCAAGACCTTTATCGATTGCTCTAACTTTTTCTTTAAACTTTTTAGTAGTCTCAGAAAGTTTAACTTTAGGTTTTACCCCACCAATCGCAGCAACTTTACCAGCGTGTTGTGGTCCTTTAAATACTTTTGAAAAACCCTGAAAGAAAGTTTTTCCTGCTCCTACAAATTTATTTGACATTATTTTTTTCCTCCGTTTCTAAAAATTTGTGTACCCTTTATACCAAAAATACTGGCAACTACAAGCACCCATAAATTGGTGAACCATTTCGGAAGCTCGTGAAAGTATTCGAAGAACAATTTCACCTTCTCCATCGCAGTTGGGTCGTCTGACATGACTGCCCACATTAAAACTACGATAGGCGCCGATATAATCACAAGTACAAATTCGTCCTTATAGTCGTTTTGCCTAGCTTCTAGTAATTTGCCTTGGTAAGCCTCCTCACCGCGAGCCATTTTCTCAGCATGCATAAGTTGGGCGTCTGACATAGCCATTTTCGTCCTTTGACGGTTGGCATATATCTTACCTCCAGCTTGCAAAGCGATTTTTGCTAGACTGAACCAAGCCATATTAGTACCAAGTAGCTTCTTTTTTCTTTTCAGCTAACATTCTTTTAGTTCCTCTAACTTTTTCCTTATCTCCTGTAGGAATTCCGTTAAAAGCACCATCAGCTGTTGTTTTAGATCTAGGATCTATCTCAACATTCTGATCTGGAACGCTAACTAACTTAGATTTTTTATAATTCATCATATTTTTGTTCCTTTTGTTACTCTTCTACCTCAATAGCAGTTATACCTGGTTTGTCAGCCTTTGCAAGACTTACTCCAGCTCTTAATTTTGCTAATTTTTCGTTCTGATCCATTTTTTCGTCTGAAATATCCTTAGCTTGCATTAATTTTGCTCTTGCAATGTCTTGTTGAGCTTGGTCAGAGTCCTTTTTACGCTCATTTTCCATCGCTCTAAGGTCAACTTCTCTTGCTTTTAGTTTTAAAAGTGGATCAGAGTCAAATTGTGATGTAATTTTCTTCTCTTCCTTCATAAATTCTTCTGTCATCTCTGCAATTAGAATTGCTTTTCTAGCTTCAATCTGTTGTGTTATCACTTGTAGCTGTTGTGCCACCTGTGGATTGACTGGAGCTTGTTGTTGCATCATCTGAAGCTGCATTAATTGCTCTCTAAACTCTAATTGTATTTGTTCTTGAGCCATTAAACTGATGTGTTCTAAAATATTTTTTTGAATTAGGCCCATAATCGCAGGATTATTTCTAACCATGTTTGTTGCCATAAAGTTTAAGTGTGCTGTGATGTGTGCTCTGTGATCTTGACCAGGAAAAGCTTGGAAAGATTTACCTGACATAGCCATAATATGTTCCTGACTCGGATCCATAGGTTGTACAGGCTGTGGTGGAGGTAAAATTGCATCAATATTTTTAACACCAATCGCTTCGTACATTGTTCTGTACGCAGAATACAAGTTATGTATTTGTGGATTAGATGTAGCTAATTGTAATTGTGTTTGTGCTAGTGTTATTCTTTGTGACATAGAAAATATGTTTGGATCTGCTACTGGCAGAATATCTATTCTCTCATCAAAGTCTGTTTGTTTAATAACTCTTGCGCCGCCAACAACATCATAAGGATATTCTGGTGGTAAATACGTTGCAATAATTTTAGCTAATAATTTAAACTCTTGCTTCATAGAGCTGTACAATCTTTTGTGTATTGCAGACATAACTTTAGATCCTCTTTCAAGAAGAGCTATTGTTGTACCTACAGCTGCATTAGATTGTCCTTCGCCTATCTGCATTTCAGATATGGCTGCGAATCTCTGTCCTGCTTGAACCACAATACCCATTAATTGTAATAGAGTAGCTGATGGTTCTTTGTATGGTAGAGGGAAGAAAGCTTCACGTAGATTGCCACCTGGCGCATCTACATCTTTGAATTCACCAGGTTGAATTGGAGAAGCCTCATCTCTAACACGCACCCCTCTTTGTTTAAAACCAGCAGGTAGGTTTGACAAAGTTCCTGCATCTAATAATTGGCGGAGAGCGACTGTTGCAGTTCTACTCAATCCGCCAATCATATGTATCAATCCAAATCCGTAGAATCCTAGTCCTGGCAGAAATTTAAAGTGGACAAAATATTGGACTCTTTGTTTTTTTGGATCGTTGGGCGCATAGTTCCTTCTTATCGAAAGAACCGTTCCACTACCCTCTTCGATTGTAACGATGTAGGGTAGCTTGATACCAGTCGGCTCGCCGTCTGGACCAATGTCTTCGAAGCCTTCTAAATCTAGATCTACGTGACACTCAAGAAGAGTATACATAGGAATTTGTTTTCCAGATTTTTTAGTGCCTTCTAATTCTTTTTCTTTTTTTGAAACTTCATCATTAACAATTGTGCCTGGTGGGTTAAGTTCTACATCAGAATAAAACCCTGCAACTTGTTGTTTTCTTAAATCGTTTTCTGATAATTTTAAAACGTGAATAATAGCTTCTGCTTCAGCTAAACTGTTTGCTGTGTAAGGTACGATTAAATCATCAGCAGGTACAAACTTAGATACCGCTCTGCCTAATAAATCATCGTAGTAAACTTTTTTAAATGTAGATCCTGCTAGAGGTAAGTGAAATAACATCGAGTCAAACTCTGGCTCGTACTCTTTCATCTGATCCATGATTTGATAATTCATGAAATCTTTTACTCTGTGTGCTTGTTGATCTTTCTGTGGAGTTTTAGCTCCTAAAATCTGTGTTCTTACTGGACCGTCTGATGGTAAAAGTTCCTTATATGCTGTAGCCTGGAACTGAGTTACCGCCTCTGCTAGTACAGGGTGCGTGGCTCCCGATGCACCTTGGAAAGGCTCTGTTCTATTTTCGTATTTAAATCCTAAAAGATCTAGACCATCTGTGTAAGATTTTTCCCAGTCTTTTCTAGACATCTTGTAATCGATGTAATTATTTTTTAATTCTGATCCTAGTGGGTCTAATACATCCGCAGGTAAAATATCTGCAAGATTATCAAAATGAGATTCTGTGCCAGGTATGTTTATTGAACCTGGTTCAAAGTCAATCGTTGCACCACCATCTTCTTCAGGCACAACTTCGACGGGTTGCTGTTCTTTAATTTCTTCCTTTATCTCGACCTCTTCGCCCGGAACTTTAATCTGAGTACGAGTGTTAGGAAGTCCTTTATCTATATCTGCCATTTAAACTCCTATAGTTTTCTACCATTATTTTTAAAAAAAGCCAAGCCTTGTGATGTAGGTCCTTTTTCTGGTGCTGGGCCTGATGATTTACCTGCAAGTTTGGCTATGCCACCACCTGCATACATACCTAGTTTGAAATCTGCAAATCTATTTGTGGGTATATTAACTCCACCTGTAACAGGTTCTCCAAAAGGTAAACCTTGTGTTCCAAAAAATCTTTCTTGGTTTGCAGAGTTTCTACGAGCATCGTTAAAGACTGTTTGAAAATACGCTTGATTTAAAATATTGTCCTGACCTTGAAGTTCCTCTGGTTTCATACCTCTGTAAAAATTTAAAACATTTTCTTTTGTAAGCTCGGGAGCACCGCCTAACTCATCTCTTTCTTTTTGTAAAAACTCATCTGTTATAAATACATCAGCTAAATCTTTATTGGTAAGCATTGGAGGAGCAATTTCTTTTTTTTGTTGTCCTGGAGCTGCTAGTGTTTCAATCTCATCTACTTTTGCATTTCTAGCTGCAACACCAATTTTTTTAAATATATTATTTGTGCCCGCAATATCTTGTGCTTCCATTTCCAACCTTGATGCGCTATCGGTAACAGCTTCAGGTACAAATTTATTTTTAACATTTTGTGTGGCTTGTTTAATTCTTTGTTCTTTTATTTCTCTAAGTTGTTGATCTGATATACCAGTAAAATCTTCCATATTTTGCTGTATGTCAATGTCTGCGTTAACCTCAACGTCAGCTAATTCTTGTATGGCGTTTTTATAATCTCGTGCCCTCATTATAGTCAGAGCATTTTCTGGACCCACTGTTCTTTCAAACTTTTTTTGATCTGCCATCTTAGTTTGATTGCCTGGTAATAAATAATCTGAAGCTCTTAATAAAGATTCACTAAGCGTGTCTCCCATACCTATACGAACTAAAGACTCACCTGCTACAAAGATAGCTTCTGGTATAACACCAAACTTCATTACGTTTCTACCAATCTTTGCCGCTCTATTTAAAAACTGTGCTGCGTTTCTAGCCTCAGCTCCAGGTTTAATTAATTTTGGATTGTTAATTTTTTCTGCACCACGTGCGATACATTCTTGTGTAGGATTTCCGCCTGTTTGAGAAGGAAGTCTACTTGATCCACAACCTAGAATACCTAAATATTTTGCCATCTCGTCAACCAGTTGAGGATTCTCTGCAACCTGTTTTTTAAACATACCCGTAGTTTTTGTCTTGGCTGCAGCTAAAGCGCCCTCTGCTGTTTTAGCACCGCCGCCTAAAAACTCACCGCCAATTTTTAATCTAATGTTAAGTTCTTTTAATCTTTTATCGGCTATTGCTTTATTTTTAAAAGCATCACTTCCTGGTGTGTTATAGTCGTTTATAATTTTATTAGCTCCTGTGTTTTTATCAAATAAAGCCAGTTGATAACTTTTAGTTGGATATTTCTCCATGGTTGCCATGTGATGAAGCTCTAAGGGGTTTTGAACTTTTGTTTTTGCGGAAGCTCTAGGATCTCTCTGAAAAAAATTATACATTTCAGCGTAAGTAGGGGCTCTCTCATATTTAGAAAAATAACTTCCTAATAATTTATCGGGTCTATCATATTTAAATTTTTTAGCTATTCTAGCAAAATCCATTGTGTTTTCGTAGTCAGGGTGAGCAGTTATTGGAACACCTTTATTGCCCTTGTATCTATGGTCTCTGTAGATAATATTTTTATCTGTGTCTCTAACGCCAGCAAACTTTCCGTTCTCTTCATAAATTTCAAATTTAGGATTTTCATACTCCGCTGCCACGCTCATATATTTTAATAGTCTATTATTATCAGCTTGTAATATACCGCCTTTGCCTTTTAAGGGTCCTTCTTTATATTCAAAGTCTCTTCTTTTAGCTTGTTTTTCTTTTCCCCCTCCTTCGTAATAATAATCCTGTTGTTTTTTTATTATTTCGTCTCTGTTTGCTAAATAATTTTTTCTGTTAATTCTTTTTAATCTTTCTTTATACCCCACTGGATCTTTAGCTAAAGCTACAGCCTTAAATCTTTGATGATCTGGAGTTGATAGCCATTTTTTTTCTGTAAAAACTTTTCCTGTATCAGGGTCTATGGGTTTAAATTTATTTAAAATATTTATTTTTCTAACCCTACCAGCTTTTAAATTTTTTTCTCTCTTTGTCTCTTTTAAAGATTCCAAAGTATACATACCATCTCTTACGTCTTTTCTTTGAGAGGGTGTTAGATCATCTACAGAAATACCTTTCTTTTTTGCAAACGCCTCTGCTATCTCTTGTTGTTTTTTAGTAAAAGGTATTCTAGCTTTTTCTCCTCCTTTTCTAATACCTTTTCCACCTTGACCAGGTCCTTGGGCATCATATTCTTTTTTGAAGTCTTTAAGTTCTTTTTTAGTTTTAAAATATTTTGTAATTACTTTACCTGGATTTTCTCTATCTCTTAATTGTAAAGGATACATACCTTTGTTAGGACCCATAACAAGTTTACCGTTTTTAAATCCTTCTCTAGGACCCGTAAGGTAGTCCATCATCTGTTGATATTCTGCGATCTTCATTATTCTCCTAGCATGTAGGCAACACCACCGCCTGATTTTTTCATTCTAACTTCGTCTAAAACTTCATCTATAGATTCTAAGCCATCATCAAAATCTTCAAAATCACCTTCCATGTTTGTAGGTCTAGCGGTTGTCTCTTCGTACTGTGCTGGAACTTTTACAGGCTTTCCATCTTTACCTATTATTGTTTCCGGTGGTTTAAATTCTATAAGCTCTTTACTTTTAATTCCTTCGTAAACTTCGTCTCCCGCCACAGCCATTCCTGTATTTGTTTTTTCAATCTCAATGGCGCCTGAAGATAGATCTTCGGTCATCTCATAATTTTTGTATTTAGTAACAACCTGTCTTTCTTGTGTGGCTGCCATCGGTGTAATATCATCACCAAGCATTTTAATTTTTTCTACAAGTTTTGGAAAGTAAGCCGGCACTCCACTAGTAGTTTGTTCTACGGTCTTTGCAACCTTAGCAGCAGGTTTTGCAGCTTTAAATAATTTACCAAAGACAGGTATTGAAGCTAGTCCACCCATAAGTTTTAAAAAATTTCTTCGTCCTTTACTTGGTGGACTACCTTTATCAAAACCTATTCGACCACCTATGGCGTTAGGTTTTCTATCTTTTGTTTTTAAATTCTTAAGTATTGTTTCTAATTCTAAAATACTTTCATTAATCGCATCAGAAGTTAAACCTTCGTATCTGCCTCCTTGAGTTTCATCGATATAATCTTTTCTAAATTTTTGAGCAGCTTGATTTTCTATATCCATTTTAGAAGCAGAGGGTTCTAAATTTTGTATTAATTTTTTATCTGCATATAAAGATTCTAAAACTTGTTCTAGATAATCTATTCTATTTTGATCAGCACTGACGCCTTGTTTATCTGCAAAGAATTTCATTTGATCATCTATCTTAAAGTCTTTTAAATTTTGAGATCCTTTCTTGCCAGATGTTCCAGCTAAATATTGTAGTAGTCTTCTAAGAGATATGCCTCCGCCGAATCTCATTCCTATTCTTGCAATACCCCCTTCTGCCATAGCATCTGGATCACCATCGAAGTTTTTTAATTTTGTTCCTAGATCAGGCTCTGCGTCTGCTCTTTTAATAATTGGTTCAAGTTCTCCTAAAACTTCTTTTGCACCTTTGCTACTTATTGTTTTGAAAGGACCTTTTCTACCTATCACTTCGCTTGCAATCTTTTGAGCTTCGATGCCACTAAGATCAGATAGATTTACACCTTTTAAATCTTTAAGTCTTTCTGCAACTCTATCTGTTGATGACATGCCTTTAATTCTGTTTGAAAAATCTTTAAACATTTCTATTTGATCTTCCATAGCCTGTAGCGTTGGATCTACATCAGGTTTTTTATTTTTAGGTGGAGGTAACTCATCTCCTAATTTAATACTTCCCAATCCTCTCTCTTCTAAATTTTTATTTGTTAATTCTTCTAACTCTTTAGCAAGATCTATACTTTTTTTATTTTCTGGTCTTGGTGTAAAAGGACTAACTTTATCTTTCCCACCTCCTGGAAAAGGTATAATTTTATTTTGTTGCTCTATAATTTCTGCTTCTCTTTTTAAGAGTTTTAATTCACCCACATTAGGGGCTCTACCCATTTCTTTGGTAAAACTTTTTACTAATCCCATTAAAATAAATTTCATTAATAATACGTCCTAGGTTTAGGGTCTTTGGGTTCGTCAATGTAATCTTCAGGGTGACCGATCAATCCGCCCTGCCTGAAGCGCATGATAGCTTGTGTCGTAGAGTCCACAAGGTCGTCGTAATCACCGTTAGGAAATGCTGCACATTCCTCAATAACCTCCTCTGCAAATTTCTGATCTGGCGCCCATATCATTCCAGACTCGAAAAGAGGTGCAACGGCGTTTACCCTTGCATGTTTATCATTTCCCTTGCTGGGTGTAAAGTTAATAACTGGGATGTTCATCTGCCGAAGTTCGTAGGTCAGAGGTAGTCCTGATGCTTTGGCCTCGACAATAACAGACTCAGGTTTCCAATAATCATACTGTTGTAACGCTAATCGTCTAAGTTCTGGAAACTCATACCTGCCTTTAACAGCATCTAATAATAGTAAATTAGCTGGACTATCTTCGTTTGGATAAAAAATACCCCAGGTCGTAATCGCTGAATAGTCGGCTGTTTCTTTTTTTAAGAACGCTGTATCGTAAGATTGTATGACGTGATGTAGGGGCGGTATATCTTCTTTATCGTACACGTTCCACCATTCACGTTTCAAGATCGCACCTTCCTCGGACGTTGGTTGTTGCATCCACTGCGCGTTCCATTTGCCCACGGGCAATGAAGCTTTGACCTTTTCTAGTTCGTCTAACTTCCAATACTCTGGCCACACTGGTCCGTGGTCCATGATTGCCGGAAACTCGACCACGTGCCACTGATCAGACTTTGGTTCTTTTTGATTCGCAACTAACTTAGCTGTGAGATCTTTGGTTGACCATCTAGTCATTACTAAAATAATCTTACCACCTGGTTGCAAACGTTGACGTGGTCCTGAAGTATACCATTCGTATGCTGACTCTAATGCTGTAGGGGACAATGCATCTTGTTCAGAATGTGGGTCATCAATTATAAGTAGGTCAGCGCCACGACCCGTTATGGCACCGCCTACTCCAGCTGCAAAGTATTCTCCGCCTTGGGCCGTTTCCCAACGACCAGCTGCCTTGGAGTCTTCTTGTAAAGTTGTTTTAAAAATTTTTTTATAATCTTCTGAGTCGATAAGATGTTTTGCCTTTCTACCAAACCGCACGGCTAGTTCTCCTGTGTGCGTTGCTTGAATGATCTTGAGTTTCGGTTCACGGCCCACCATCCACGCAGGTAGTAAAAAAGATGCAAATTCAGATTTAGTATGCCTTGGCGGCATGTTCACAATCAAACGAGTTATTTCACCCGTAGCTAATTTATTAAATTTATCTGCGATGTGCCTGTGATGGGACCCCTCTACGAA